CAAATGTTTGATTACCTCTATTGAAGTTTCTTGTATATGGTCTAATTGATGCTGTTCCACCACTTGATAATGTAATATTTCTGTTTTGTACGGAAATTACTGGGATTCTAGTTGACCTTGATGGTAAGGTAACTAATTTATATTTCATCATCTGAGTTTCATCTGGTAATGCTTCGATTACCGGCATATTTTCAATTACAACACCATAATATGCTGTTCCTAGTGGATGATCTACATTCCACAAATCATAATCTATTTCGTCATCTGCTAATGCAAATTGCGTAATTTTAAATTCATCACGGCCTCTTGCTAATAATTGACGTCCTTTTTTTGTCAAAATAGCATCTACTGTGATCGAACTATTGTCTAAGTATCCCATAATATTTCCCTTTTTATTTTAAAATAAATATGTTAGTATTTAAAAAGTCCACCATTTATTCAACATCTAAATTAGCTCCGGATGGTAAATCTTTTTTGTATATTAAACTATATCTGTTTCTTACTGTTACTTTTACTACTTCCTGGCCATCAGTTGTCTGATCTGAAAATTCATTTATAGCTGTAGCAGTTAATTTTGAACCTTCAAAGAATGAATTATCAAATGAATCTTGTCTATAATCTGCAGCAACTAATGATGCACTAGTTGCAAATGTTCCTAAATCTGTTAATGGTCCATATCCATTACTTCGTAATCTTCTAGTCATATTCATACGACCTCTACGACCTTTATTATCATAATCTCTTTCTACTCTTAAATGTGGATATCTATTTACATATGATATTTCTTGATCAGATAATGCTTTGTTCCAAGTTCTTACATGTCCCATTGATCCAGTAAATCCATACGTTAACGTTCCTGAAAAATATCCTCCTCCTATTGCTTCAATACCTAATGATGCTGAATATGATCCTGATTGCGCAATGTCTCGAACAACGGTACTAAATAATTTTCCATCTTGAT